TCTGCTTCACAGCAGAACTATGTTTCTGTGATACATCACGTTTGTATCGCAGTCATCCAATCTCGCTACTTGACGTCGGGCGGTTGTGCTGTACCCGTTAGCTCATTCTCAACAACGCGACTTGTCTACACCTTGATTGAATAATTTGTAAACAAGTTGTGGGTGGATCTTTTTCTTGCCAGTGCCACATCATTGTGCCTTGTGCATCAAGCGATTCGCCGCCATTCCTCATGGAGTAGTTCGCTGTTACCAAAGATGCTATATCAGCCTAAAAATGTTTTTGAATTGTGCCTTGATTGCCTAGCACAATTATATTATGCCACAATCATTTTGGTCAACCGAAAACTGAGATAGTTACTATGATGACTTGGCTGTATGAAAACAAACCCATAGAAGAAATACCAGAAGGTTATGTGGGATTTGTCTATCAAATCACCAACAATCAAACAGGTCGAAAGTACATCGGCAAAAAATTAGTTGAATTCAAAAAATCTCGCCCGCCACTCAAAGGAAGAAAAAATAGACGAAGATACAAAGTGGAATCAGACTGGCGTGAATACTATGGTTCTTCTGATGCTCTCACAGAAGATGTTGAACAGTTGGGTCGTGAAAATTTTACCAGAGAAATTCTTTTCTACTGTAAAAACAAAGCAGAACTGTCATACATTGAAGCCAGAGAACAGTTTGCTAGAAAAGTTTTAGAATCTGATGATTACTACAATGGACATATTCGTGTCAGAGTTCATGGCAATATGTTCAAGAAAAAATAATTTATTCTACAATATCTGTAAACGAATATGAAGTAAAGCCATTTTCTTTGGTCACTTTTAATACATTGTTCACACGACCTTGGAGTTCATCTCTGTGTGATATGAGATAGATGTTTTTGCCACGTTCACGAGCAATCTGCTTTAATATGCCAATGGCATTTTCCACACCAGCTGTGTCCATGCCTGAATCAACCAATTCGTCAATGAACATGGTGTTGATGTTGTGATACAACATTTCCCACACATCTCTGAATGCCCAACACAGGCTTAGGATAAGTCTGTTTCTTTCGCCTCTGCTCAAGTTGTCAAAGTCAAGATCTCTGCCCAACTCTGTGATTTCCACAGTCAAATCTGATTGGAATTTCACTTCATGTGGTAATCCTGTTTTGTCCAAATAATAAGCCAATCTTGAATTTAGATAAGTCAAATTTTGATCAATCACTCGCTTACGAACAAATGAATCTTTGGAAGTTAACAGTTTGTACAAGAATTCTTGATGATCCTGTAGTTTCCTTAAATTGTTCATTTTGTCATATGACAGTTCCTGTACAGCAGAAGTTTTTAACTCATCGATCTGTTCTTGATAAGGATCAGATTCTTTGGTCTTGGTTTCCAACTGTTGTCCTAAGTATTCCACAGTGTTTTCATGCTTGTAAGCCTCCTGTGCTGTGTCGTAATAGGTCTCTGGCTGTTCTAGGTCACCTATGGATTTGATCTTTGCTGTGAGACTGGATTCCTGTGAAACCAAGTCTTCTATGTACTTTTCGAATTCTGTGCGATCAGCTTCTAGTTTGCTGACCATGGATTGATGCTTGTCGTCTTCCATGGCACCACCACATGTGGGACAAGTTTTGTTTTGAGTCTTGTCAATGGAATCTAATATCTCTGTGAGTTGTTTGGTTGACTGTTTGATAGCAGTCTGGACAGTGGCCAACTCTCGCTCCCATGTTCGCTTCTTTTCAAAATTTTCTCTATACGCTTCTAGTTTTTTGTGACATTCAATTTCATGTTTGATGTCCACTTTCATTAATTCTTCCAGTGACAGAGCAAGTTTGGCAATATCATCTTTGTGTTGTGCCTGCCAACCACGTTGACGAGTTTCCAAGGCATCGATGGATGATTGTATTTTTTCATTGTTACGTTGAATTTCATCTAGGCGTATTTCTTCTTCTTTGATGACTTCTTTGGTTTCTTTCAATTCTTCTTTGAGCACTTCTGCTTTTTCTGACAGCACAGTGATGCCCAGCAGTTGTTCAATGATATCTTTTTGTTCATTGGCTTTTAATCCAAAGAATGGCGGAGCATATGTGTGTAGTGCCACAATGTTTTGAAACATGATATGACTCATACCCAACAGTTTGGTGATGTCTTTTTGAGTTTCACGTGAGTCGCCTTGTGCTTCGTCGTCTGATTCTTCTTGACCGTCCACATAAAATTTGATGATTGCAGGTTTACGACCTCGCTCAATTTTATAAGATTTGCCGTCAATTTCAAACTCACAGGATACTACCATGCCACGTTCATTGGTTTTGTTTACAAGATTATCTCTTTTGATGTTTGTCAAAGCATCGCCAAACAGCGCAAATGACAGAGCATTCAAAATTGTAGTTTTGCCTGTGCCGTTTCTTGATCCAGCATCATCACCACCTAGATCAATGTTTTGTCCCAACACCAATGTTAGATCTTGACCTTCAAAATCAATGGCTTGGGTGACGTTGCCCACTGACATAAAATTTTTAACTGTGAGTGTTTTTAATCTAATCATCGGATGCTTCTATGTGTATACCTTTGACCCAATGATACCATTCATGAGATCTCTGTTTGGCTTCAATGTGGACAGGATGTTTGGCCCAATCATCAACATCTTTTTTACTACGCCAACTGCTGATAGTGATTTCAACATCATCAATTTCTTCTGATTTGATATCAATAAATCCCGGCAGAGTTTCGGACAGTGCTCTCAATTTTTTGCTGTGAGACAAATAGTCGTCGTTCAAATTTTTAATTTTTGCTATAAACAATACTTTGATCATAAGTTTTTATAAATTTCCAACAGCAGGTTTCTATCATATGTTTCTGAATCAACTGCCATCAGTTGTGAATGAACGATTTCGTCAATGGATTCGAATGATTGTGTGAGATCAGTGGAATCGTGTTGAGTGATGTCGCGCTGTTGTAAAAATGTCAGTTCTCTCAGTTTATACTGTGTGATAAAAGTTTCTTTGATAAAATTAGACTCTTCGTATGTGATTTCTGTGTCAATGTCTGCTCTCACATAGGCATTCTTTTTGAGAATCTGTGAATTATGAAGCATTTCACTCAATTTCAAAGTCTGATACACAGGCATATCTGGCCAATCATGATATTGAGGATCTCCGCCGTGTTCCAGAACCATATAGCCGCGTCTAAAGTCGTTGGCATCTGAATAGTTGTGTGGAAAAGCATTACCGATGTAGTGGATGTTGCCTTTCATTTGTCTCTTGTGAAAGTGACCTGAAAACACATAGCCATGATGATTGAGGTCTTCAGTTTTTAGTTCGTTGGTGTCAGGCATGGATACCATGGCATTCATCAAGAAAGTTGGCAACTCAAAGTGGCCAAACACATACGGTTTAGCAGGCATGTCTCTGAGTTGCTTCCATTCCTCTGATACCAACCAGGGGATAAACGCACAATCCTCTGTGTAGTATGGTTCCAGAATTAGGTTTAAATTTTTGATGTGTTTGGCAAACTCGATGGAGTTCACTGAACGTGAATCTTTGTAGTACAAGTCATGGTTGCCAACAATAAAATGATTGTGTTCAAATGCTTGAGAAATTTTTTCTAAATTTTTTAATGAGTGTTGAAGTGTTGTGATATTAATTGTAGCTCTTTGATGATGCCAGTCTCCTAGAAAGATACATGTTTCACAATTTTGAGATTGAGCATGTTGAATAAACCAATCTACATATCTGTCACAGTCTTCGTTGAACTGTCGCGAGTTACCTTTGTTGCCAAAATGAATATCGCCAAACACAGCTGCGCGTTTAAATGTTTGCATTATTATAAGTGTATTACAAAAAAGTTGATTTGTCTAGTCTGATTATTTTTCGTTGTTCCAAAGAACCAAAATACCAACTATGAAAAGATAGACAAGGACAACATAACCAATGGACAACAAAATAGCATGACTATTTTCCATTTTCCTTTTTTTGTTTGATTTCCCATTCAATTTGACGAGTGTGTGAAGGAGTCATGCCTGCTTCTTGTAAAAGATCGTCTCTCAGTGACTGGTTTTTCTTTTCAACATTTAGTATTCGTGTGAAAGAATTAGTTATGGCCGCTGTGTAATAAGCAAATGGATTGTCTGATTTTGATTCATCAAACTGTAGACCAATCTGAGACAGCTGTACCAATGCTTGTCCTTGCATTTCGTCGTTGTAGGTATAACCACGCCAGTTGCCTCTGGTGCCATATCTCTGAGTCAACAGCACAAACATTTTGGCCAATGTGTTGGTCATTTTGCCATGGTCAATAGAAAAGTGTCCATTGCTCATGCCACCCTGCCAGTGTGATTTGCCTACACACACCAATTTGTCTTTGTCATTAAATCTCCAATGCTGAAATGGAGGAAAATTAACTTTGACCTTGGATTCGGCTATGTTTTTGGGTTTGGCTTTTCGTTTGGAATTTGGCACATGGTCAAAAGTCATGATTCTAAACACCAAATCGTGTTTTTCAATCTTTTTTGGATCCTGTTTTTCTCCAGTTTCACGCTCAAGACGTTTGGCTCGTTCTCTTTTGGCCTGTGCTATGGTTCTGATGTTGATTTTGTCTACAGATGGCAAAATTAAGTCATAGTGAGCATCATCATCTGACACAAAACTGCTGTATGTGAGTTTGCTCAGATGTATTTTTTTGAGCATGTCTCTGTTGTTGAGGTATTTTGTTGACATATTGTATAGTGTTAGTTCTTCTTTCTAGCACTTATTATAAAGTATGTAGTTAATTAAATCAATA